TAAATAATCAATTTCGATTTCCCCCTGAGCGTTAATGTTTATCGACTTGCCTTTTGATAACCCATCCAACAATACCTTGTGTTTATTTTGGGTTATTTTTATTGCATCTTCAGGCACATTGCCCTTGTGGATCTTCTCAGAATAAAACCCTTTTGTGCTAGGTGAATAGAACATTATTATCTCCATTAAAAACCAACAGCAAGCCAACTGACGCCAACATTTGTGCCACCCGCCACCACCTCATGAAGCGTTGAATCAAACCCTGTTGTTGAAAAATTTCCCACCTGAGTTGATCTATCTTGATTTGTAGTGCCACTCTGGTTTAAAGAGGTAGAAAACACCTGCAGACAAGATGTAGTAAAGGCAATGGGGAATGTAACGGGAACCGTGACGTTTACTGTTTGAGAATTACTGCCCCACTGTAGGATTATTCCGCCTAGCCATGATGGAAAAACAATATAACCATTATTGGCAAGCAAGATAGAAAAGCCCCAGCGTAATTTTTGAGGGGTAACAAATTTTGTATCATTATCACCAGCATCAACTTCAGCCTGGGATGCTTTTGAAGCAACCTTGTTACTTATCGCAGTATTCAGCTGGTCTAAATCGGCATCATCAGGGGTCAATCCTGCATCAACAATAACTTTCCGCAATGCCTCACCAATTTTGTAAAACCAGTACGGTCCCGGCTTTGTTGCTGGCGAACCGGTGCCAGGGTTACCGCCAGTGGGGTAACCAACTGAGGGCGTTTCGGGCGCTAAAGGTGCAGATTCTGATGCACCTGATTCATAATTACGCGGTTCCATTTATGTTTCTCCGTAAGCAAATAAAACATGGGTGTGAGCGGGTTTGTATCGAGAGATCACGCATTCAAGTAACTCATTACCCCAGAACGCCAGTGCGGTATCGACATCACTGGCAGCGTTGAAATAGGTCACGGTTTCTTCAGGCGCATTAACCTGCCAGGCAAATGCCCAGTCATCATCCATGACTGATTCATTGACAGTGGATTCCACAGTGAACGGATCAAACTCCGTGATGGTGATATCAAAGCCAATGTCATCGGCCAGCGATATGAAATAGGCTATGGACTGCCCGCCCTTTCTGGTGAGCTTGGCATGAAGTGAGACTTGTCTTTGCTCAAGCGTGCGGCTTTCGCCTGCCAGGCATTGCTCAGGGAGTCCGGCCCACGCTTCCCACTCAGGCAATAGCTCAAATGTCTTGAGCGGATTGGTTTCATTAATGAGATTTAATGCGCGTGATTCGATGCGAACGTCTTCTTCGCACTCGGCCTCGATGTAGCCATCCAGAACGGGATCATCTTTTAATGACTCCCACAAGCGCCCACGCGGGAGCAGCTGCTTAAATTGCAGCACATAATCTAGTAAACGGCTCATAGTGTCTGGAATGTAATGGTGCCCAAGGTGGCGATTTGGCCGACCGTTGGGGTGATATTGTCTGCAGGGGAAATCACGCTGTTATCGTTTTCACCTGAAGCGATACTCACGGCTTCACGGATCTGACTGATTAGCACCTCACCCGACCCGGTACCATCCTCTACCTCGGCACTGCGAAGAAATAAATCAGCAAGCTCTGCACTGATAGCCTCTTGAACGGTGACGCTGTTGGGGCTAATGGCAATGGTCATGTCCTGTTCTGCTGCCTCTGGCGCGATGACCGTCACAGTTGCTGTGACTGGCCTTTCTGCATCAATCTTTTCCTGAACGGCTTCAACATCCTGAGCTACCGGTATTAATGAGACGTCATTATCACGAACAAAAAACACGCCGACTGTACCAGCACCCAGCCAATTGGCTAATGGCCAGACGCGGGTGACGCCAGGCACTTCTTTTGCCCACTTGATATAGTCATGCAGTGCCCCGCCATGGGGTGGCGACTGGACCTTTTCCTGAAACCGGGCGCGCCAGGCTTCGATGCTTTCAATGTCAGTGCCACCGGTAAAGCCATCAACGGCCACCGTGGCGGTGCTTTGAATGCCTGCAATGGGTGAGACAAAATTCACTACCGCGCCGACCGCTGCATTACCGGCCTGCCCCGCTGTCAGGCAGGTCGCCGAAACATTGCCACTGGTGACAATGGCTGTTTCGGTGTCAGTTGAATACTGCACCCCATCTGCCCGCTGCAGAATGGTACCGGCTGGTATAGAGCCGTTGCCGGTGACCAGAATATTACCAACCGCCGCAGCGGCTTTTAATCTGGGCACACCATTCCAGTCTGCATGTTCTTTTAAATAATCCTCATCAGCCAGGCTGGGCACAATCTGTTTAGAGATGTACTGAATAAAGCCATAAAGGCCATGCTCAATGGCCGCTGATGAGCGCAGCAAGGCATTAAAGAAAGACCGCCGAAGCCGGGCAGCATCAGCAGATAAACGGCTTTCGAGATCAGTGATCTTGCGCTCAATGATCTCGCTCAGCGCCGGACGTGAATAGGCCATAATTACCTCAAATCAACATTGAAATTTATTAACGGTTCTTGATCTGACCAAATCACTATTGCCAGCGTCATCCAGCCGATGCGCTGCCAGGTGGCTGTGACGTCTATTTTCGTGGAATGCCCATCAGCAATCATCCATTGCAGTGCATCGCGGGCGTATTCTTCAGCATCATTCGGCACGGCTTGCGTTTGTTTTTCACGGTCCAGCAGCCAAAGCTTGGAACCTTCTGAGCCTGATTCGTCAATAAAATCATCTGCCCAGTGACCACGTCGATCATCGGTACCATCTGGAATCACATCATCCGGATCGGCTCTTTTGTCTGTGAACAGCGAATAAAGAACAGCGGTATATAAACTGTCGGTGGTAGCGATATCGCCAGATATCAGGCCGGTGCGAAATGACAGCACATTAATTTGCTGATCAAAGGTGATCGCAATATCCGTCATAATGCGGTTACCTTGTCGCTGCCACTCATAATTGGCCATTGCCCTGCTGATGAGCCAGAACCTACATTGACCAGATCACCCACTCTCGCCACCTTCGCACCGCCCTCACCGCCTAGGCTAATGTCATCGGAAGTCACCACCACTTTGGGAGACTCAACTTCGATGCGGTCACGCTTGAGTACAATCTTTTGACCGAGATCGTCATATAAAGCGACCTCACCAGACTCAAGCCCTTTCAACCGATAGCGCCGATCATCTACTGCAACAATCACTGTATGGCTACGATTGCTACCAATGGATAAGCTGATCGCCTCCGCGCCTGATTTGGGGTGTGAGGTAAATCCGTATTCCTGAAACCGTTCAACACCATCCAGCGTTTCACCGGACAGACCGACGATCTGTAGCTCCTGCAGCTTTAAGCCATCATTCACCAGCTTAATCACGGCACGTGATGCTATCTGTCGAAGCTTGCGATTAATCGGCTGCAGCCACTTGGTTAAATCTTTCATGTGAGGGGTGTCTTCCAGATAATAAAGGTATCGGTCGTGTCTTTCTTTTTCTTCTTATCATCGGGTGGCTCTGGGCTAAATGCCTCTATTGGCATGAGCTCTAATCTGCACGTGGTACCGCTTGAGCCATCGAGTAAATATTGAACGCTAGCAATGAGTAATTCCGCCTCAACGCCCAGCACTGGATCTTTTACTCGGACTAACTGGTTCGGTGACCAAAAAACATTATTTACTTGCCAACCCTGAACGGTAATGGTGACTACCTGTGATCGGCCTAAACGACTGTTCATTTCCCACTGGCCACGCTTTTGTGCCACTTTGGTATTCACCTGTTCTTCAGCCAATAAAATCAATGGCCGATAGCGGGTGACACCTGCATCTTTAATTGCGGCCACAACATGCGCAGCGGTTTCCGCATCGATGTCATCACTGGCTTTTTGCTGGCCTTTAACGATGTAATCACTGAACCGGTCACGAACATCAAACAAACCCGAAGCCGAAAGAATATTGACGCCGCTCTCCAGATTCGCAGGAGCGCGATCCGTGCCTGCCTGAGTCAGTAATAAATCACCATTCGAGTTATCGGTAATCAGCAACGCATTCAGTCTGGCCAGATCTTCGATGGCCTCAAATACGCTGGTCCCTTCATCCGGTTTCCATGAGCGGATTCGGTCACCCGTATTCACATTGGCCGTGACCTTTACCCCGAAAGGATCGGCCAGGCTTTGGGCTATTGACTCAATCTTTTGATTATTAAACTGCTTGGATGCCACGCTGCAATCGACTAGATCGGCTGTTTTGGATCTGCCCGTGACGGTTATATCGTGCGACTCATCGTCGTAACTAATGCTCGATGAATCCACATAGCCATTTACCAGCGTCTGATTGTTGTAAACCAGCTCGCAGCTGTCATAAGGGCGAATCGCCCATTGCTGCCCATCCCATCTATCGGTAAGTGATAGATCGAAGGTTGCTGAAGCTTGACGCAACCCGCGTGTGACTGTTGCTGATATCCAACCTGAAAACACCCGGTTATTGATCTTTAGTTGCAGCATTATTTTAAGTACTCAACGGGCCGACCGCCCGGCACAAAACCGCTATGAGCGATATGGTTACGAGCAACGATGTCATTTTCTTTTGTAGCATCACCATATAAGCGATGTGCCAGCACCAATGCCGGTGTGGTTTCATTTGGTATGAACTGCACCACCGCAGGCAATTGTGCCAGACGGGTATTCACATCCTGAATCACCGCCACACGTAACTGTT